TCCTTTCTTGAACTCGGAACCATAAATCATCATGGTAAACTCTGTTGAAGTAGAAGCAGCATCCCAAGTAGTGCCATAAAAAGCTACTTCAAAAGTTTTGGTAGAACCTGTTCCTACGGCAGTAACAACTCCTTTGTCGCCAACATTGCTTGAATTGACAACATTTGGGGTCATCATTACAGTCTGCCCTACACGAACACCAAGTGAAGCAAGTGCTGACCCGTCTGCGGCTGTGTCAAGTACAGTAAAAGTAATTTTACCATCAGTAGGAGTTGTAGCACCCGGAGTACACCGAGTGTATTTAATGTGCAAACGACCCTGCTCAGTCCATTTAATTTGGTCGGACATAGAAGGAAGCTCAGCACCCACCATACGCAAGAAAGAAGCAACAGAGCGATTTCCGTAACGCTCAAATTCTTTCTCGTAAGTATCAGGGAGATACTGAGAAGTAAAATCAAAACTTGTCAAGTAGTTACTTGACAAAGTCTGTTGTACAGCCGATGGCTGCAAATCAAAACCGGGAGTGGATAGTACACTCATTTTTTCAAAAGTTTAAAGTTTCTAACTATTTCTTGACCTGCGAATTTTAAGTCCTCGCGAAGACTCAGGACTCATAGCCCTGATTTTCATTCCCCCCTTTCCTACACCAACTTCAGGAGCCTTGCGTTCAGACATCTCAATGTTTTTCATCTTACGCATAGTCCCATCAGCAGCATCCGACTGTCCTTGCTCGTAAAAAAACTGAGCAAACTTCTCGGGGTTCATGGCTACAGCCAAAGCCTTGTGATAGCCTTCAGAGTCTGCAATCATACCCTTATCGTCCAAATACTTTGAAACGAATATAGATGGGTCTAATTGAGATTTTTTAATCTCTTCGGCTGAGGCGGGTGAAAAAGTCAAACTCTTGTCTGAGCCTACCTTGAATTCAAAACCTTTGAACTCAGACCCAAACAGCTCGTCGGTTTTTTTAACAAACCAATCGCGCTTGCGAGCATTTTCTTCTTCAATCGTCTTTGACTGCTCAACATATTGCTTATACGCTTCGTACTGCTCTTTTTCCGCAGGGTCAACCTCCATTCCCTTCGACTCGAGGGGAGCTTTGTATTTTGCCTGTTCTTCGGAAAAGTATTTCCTAGCCTTAGCAACAGCTTTCTTTTTAGCAAGCTTAGCCTTTTGGATATCTTCATCGTCATCGAGGTCTTCGTCATACGAATAATCTGACATCAGATAATCGACATCGGAAGCATCAATTCCTTCTTCAGTAACCAAAAGGTAATTTCGCAATATAATGTCAGGCTCTATGGAATCAACATCTTCTTGAACTTTCAAGAAGTCTTCAATTCCCCTGCCTGTTTCTTTCTTGTATTTCAGAAAAGCAGAAACATCTTCAGGAAGTTTTTCATTTTCCTGACGGGTCTGCATAAGCTCATCAAATGAACTTATTTTTCTGTCATACCTCTTTCCTAAATATTCAAGAACGCTTTCATCTGTAAGCTCGGTAGTTGGTTCCTCAGGTACTTTTTCTCCTGTGTTTTCAGGAGCTTCTCCCTTGTACTCAGCTTGTGCTTTTTCAATAGCTTTTTCCTCAAGCTCAGCAACGGACTTATTGCCCGAACCTTCTACTTCTTTTACTGATGTGATTTTCATTTAATTGGATTTAAGTACAAAGGTAGTTTATCTTGGTGAAAACTCAGCAAGGTCAAATCCGTCCAAACTATCCTCATTGGATTCAAACTTAATTGGAGGCAAATTCTTTTGCCTTTGCTCAATAAGCTTGGACTGCTCAGTGTTTTGTTGACTGATTCTATTTGCCTTAGCATCTTCTCTTGCCTGCTCTCTTTCATCAAGAGATTTGCCTTGCATCTCAGCCAACTGAATGTTGTAATTGAACTCTTCAGACATAAGCTGTCTTTTCAGCTCAGCCTCATTCTTCATCTTGTCAATTTCAAAAGCAATTTCAGCCTGCTTGATTTTTATTTTGGACATGGTGTCTGCTTCAATCTTTTGCATGGCTGTTTGCGCGGCTAACTGCTGAGATTGCATTTGTTGCTGATTGGTCATAGCCTGCTGCTCCATAGCAGCTTTTTGCTCTGCTTCCTGCTTCTTAACCCTCTTCAGTTTCAAAAGCTGATTCGCAAGCTTTATGTTTTTCAGCTCTCGAATGTCGATAGCATCTTCAAGATTAATATCACCTTTTGATAAAGCCATTTGAACATTCGCTTCAAGCTGAGCAAGCTGTTCTTCATCAGGGGATATTTCCAAAAAGATTCCAAAGTCATAGACATAAAGGTCTTTAATCTCATTAAGTATTGAAACATTGTACTTCCCAACTTGATTGATAAACTGTTCTTTGAAATCTGAATACTCTAACAAGTCTGCAATCCTGTATGTAAGAGCTTCAGAAACCCTCTTAAACATATACAATGTAGCATCAAGGATGTGCCTTGTTGCTACATTTGAGTTAAGTGCAGCAAGCTTCTGCAATCCAACCAATGACCTTGGGTCCGGGTCTGAACCATCACGCGCCTCATTAAGACCCGTAACTGTCCGTATCATGTTCAGGTAGTGATTGTAGTTGCCAATCAGCATCTGAGTTTTTGAGGCTCCTGAGTTCTTGCTTAGCTCCTGTATAGGAACTCTTGCTTGATTGAACTCACCGTCCTGAGTGTAACTTCGACCAATTACACTACCTGTTTGGAAGTACAACCTCAAAGCATCCTCAGGATTGTATGCAGCACCTGTCCCCAAGTCAACCTCGTTCAGTCCATCGGCATCAATAAAGACACCATCGGGTACAGTCCGAGCAATAACCTGCTGAAGTTTTAAATGCGTAAGCTGAATCAAATCAGCAAACGGAACCATTCTACGAACAAGACTTTCGACATTGCCTTTATACATACGAGGAGCACAAGCAACGTAGTTAGGTAAAGCGTGTTGAGAAGCTGAGTTAGGGCGAACCATGTTCTTCATCATCTCCCATTTAAGAATGATGTTTGTGCCCATGACCATAATGCCATCGTACCAAACTTCAATTCTTTTTTCTACTTTTTCAAAACGACCATCTTCCATCATGTCTTCAGGAGGATTGAATTGGTCGTCCTTTTCAATCATTTTTACATTCCCGCTGTCTGTAATCTTTTTCTTGTAAACCACATTCTTTGTGGTCTTGTAGTTAAAGTATAAAAGGGTGCAGGTGTTTTCAAAAAACATATTGTCATCATAGTATTGCGACACATTATAGTAGTCGTACCATGATTGACTGTATTTAGATATTTCGTCAAAATCGTCAGGGGTAAGATTAGGGTCAATCTTAATAAGCTCCGTTAAGGGAATTGTTTTGACCTCGCCCCAATAAAAACAATCTTTAAAGTATGGGTCTTGAGTATAGCTATACACCACATCCGCAGGGTCTACATAGCTAACTTCAATCCCTGAGTTTATCAAAAACTCATGTTTTACAATAGACAGCCCTAAGACAGTAATGTCGTAGTCCATCCTTTTTCTGAGATGATAAAAATCATTCTCCTCAAGGACGGTGCTGATAGCTTCCTCTTCAGCAATCTCAATAGCAGGCTTGTAGTTAAGCTGCATAAACAAAGAAAGCTCCTCATCATTTTCAGGAAGCTGAGTAGGGTCTGTAACAAAAGGGTCAATGCCACTAAGGCTTTTTACAGTTTCAAGAACAGGCTTTGCAGCCATCTGACCTTCAATCATGTCTTGATACTTGCTTTTCTTTGCTTGAGACATAGCGTCCTGAGCAAATGCCTTTACTGAAAAAAGCCTGTCAGACATCCCATTGACCACGATGTCAACAAACTTGGGAATAATAGGAACGGGTGTCCAATCAAGATTCAAATAAGAAAGGTCTCCATCAATAGCAAGCTCATTCTTGTACTTAGCAATACTCTGTTCTCCCCGGGCGTAAAGTCTTAGTTTGTGAAAATTTGCACGCTGATTGTAAAATCTACAACCACCATTGTCTTTACGAAACCACTCATATTGTATTGCCTG